TTGTTCGTGTGGCGAGATGACACCGCCCTGCAGGTAGATGTCAGCGGTTTCCGCCTCAGTCTTGCGGACTTCTGCGATGCCTTTTTCGTCCAAAGTCCAGAGTGGTTGCCATGCATAGCTGATGTCAGGGTCGATCTCGCCAAACAATGACAACTGCACAATATTCAAAAGCTTATTAAGTTGCGGCGTTCCGACTGACTCGCAAAGAGATTCAATCCAGTCGTAAAAAACCCTCATTTCTCCATCGCTTGAAGCGTTGAGCCCTGATGGAGTGACCCCGAGTAGCTTAACCAATGGAATACCAGTAACGGCAGCCATGTGTTCTTGAGCCTGCGCCTGAAGCTTATCAAGTCCCGAGATTGGAGCCGCTATGTTTTTCAAGTCCTCCGTGTTCTTATCTCCAATAAGCAATCCATTATTGTCGCGCATTCCATTTAGAATCTTCGCGCGATTTATAAGCGATTGCGACGCTCCCATGTTCAGGTCTTGGCCTAGCTCAGTCAAGAATATCATAATTGAGAAATTACTTATAATGTCAGACACTGACTGTCTTGTTCTTAGCCAATTGTCGATGTATGGCTTTATCATCTGTGTGAGAGACAACCCACCAAACATGTACACTGGCTTCAAGAAGTCGGGGACTTCGCGGGATGTAAATGTCAGTAATCTTGATGAATGAACCTCCCTCCCCTGGACAAACCATGTTGGCGGTCGGTAGAAATCGTGAGCAAGTGGATTTGCTGCGTTATACACCCCCGGATATGTCCAAATCGGCTCTATGTTAACTAGCGACTTTAGTGACCCAATCGCTACCTTTTGGCGTTTTGGCGTCAATGGCATCCGCAGTTCATTAGGGTCATCGGATATGCCAGTATCAAGGAATATGTGACCAATCCCGAATATACCGTCGTGCTCAAATGCTCGACGAAACGCCCTCTTGATCTGTAATCGATCAAACTCTGCTTCTAACTGCTTGATCTTATCGGTCTTGTCTTCATTTCCGACGGCAGTAAACTTGATCCATTTTCGCGTCATCTCTTTCGCGATTATCTCGCATGGGCGCCTATACTCCGGGATTTGTGCCAATTCGGCAAGGACAGGGTATCCGAGAAAGCCGACATCCGATGATATGCCCGAAAAGCCATCTGCATAGCTGGCGAGCCGGGAAAACGCACTGTCCATCGCCAGCTTGGTCTCGCGCGGGACCACGCCCGGAATCGGGTCCCGGAGTGACCATGTATCGGCCTGGCGCCGGGTCCGTTGCGCCAACAGAGCCATGGCAGCGTCGGTGACGGTCCTGGCGCGCCGCGGCTCAGCTGGTGATTTACGTGCCGATGATGGGTCAAATTGGCGAGGCTGCCACATACGCGCCATTACCGGCGACCCGTTAAGTAAGCTACCGCATCATTGGTGATGGTCATCGGCCTATTCTTGGGCTCAGAGAATTGCATCATCACGGCATCGGCAAGATTTGGTGACCTCATCCCGCTTGGCGTCTTGTCTATCACGATCTTGCCCACTTGATTTATTGAATAGGTAGGTTGTGATAGTTCTGAACAAAGCTTACGAAACTCTTTTGCACTAGATGAGATAGATATAATGTCGTCTTTATTGACGGGAATCTTCTCAGCGACAGCCCTATGTGTGGCTTGGAACCGATTACGAAGTGACCACCACGCCTGCGCCTTGCGATTGGCAAAGAAGTCTTGATTTTTGCGCCCCTTAACATCTTCTCGGGTCGGGTTTGCGGGGCTTTCTGAGCCGCGGAAGGACTCGACATCGATGATCCGATCAACACCGCGAGCCAGGTTTACTTGCTTGGCATCACCCCGGACACCAGCGCCCAGGCCGTCCGCGTCATACCGCAGGCGTTTCGCGCAAAAGCTATCGCAAAGATTAAACGCCCGCTCGACAGTCGCGAAGATGTCTCCGCCCTTGCCGGACCATGATGTGATCTCATTAATCACCACACCGTGAGCGGCGCAAAAGGCGTTTAGATCGACACCCTCGTCCGCAACGTCAAGTGATGCCGTCTTGGCTCCTGTAGGCTCAATACCTAGTTTGATATGTGCATCAATCGATGAATTAACCCATGCCGCAGGTATGACTACACCCTCAACTGACGCGGAATAGTTAATGTCGATTTCTTGCGCAACAGTCACAGGATCAAGTTCATCGACTTGCTTCGCGTACCATTTATCGTCTTTTCTTGGGTCGTCTCGCCAGTGAAATGTGAAAACGTCTATCTTGCCGCCAAACCGCTTTTGTGCAAACGGGTTGTTCATCCCATTTGGGGTTGATATGTCAATTCGACAGTTTGTTGTCTGCGACAGTGAAGCCTCTATGAGTAACGGTCGCTCTAAAAAAGCCGATTCATCAACAAAATAGATTGATGTAGTGTTGCCGCGCCCGATGTTGTCGCCAGCCTCCCCAGTGATCGTAGCCCGCGTGCCGGGGAACAGGATCCGCATATGCGAGGCATCGCGCTTGGCGTCCCATCCGGCCCGGAACTCCGTGGGCAGACCGCCAAGGAATGTCCGGGCTTTCTGGAATAGACTCTTGGGATCGCCGATCCGATCGACGTATTCTTCTTTTCGGCTCCCAAAGCCGATCGCCACGCCATCGTTGAACAGGCAAAGAGTACAGGCCAGGGCCACCGAGAGCCAAGAGAACCCCATCTGCCGAGTCTTCTCGGTCAGGAGCGGAGAGCGTCCGCGCCAATGCTCGACAACGGTATCAATCCAGAGCCGCTGCCTCGGGAACAGCACAAACGGAATAAAGTCAGGAAGCCCACATTCGACGTTCTTTGGGTCAAGCGTGAAGCCCCAATCGCATATAAACTGAGCAGGATGCTTTCTATAGAGATCTATCAAAAATGGCAGAGCCCCACTGTCCGAACGAATCCACCTGATCACTGCCACACGCGCACGGGTGATCGCGTGGTAATCCGGGGACTGCCAATCAAGCTCTTTCTGGAGCTTCCATAATTCGACGATACTCTTGAAGGAGTTCGGCGGCTGTGTCTGGCAGGACGCTTGTGACATTCGTTTCAGCCTTAATTTTGACGGTCGTTTCAATCGGGGCCGGCTTCGGTGCAATCGCGCTATCAATTCCCCACGCCCGACGCTCGCCATCCTGGATGATCTTTAGCGTCTCGGCGAAAGCCTTAGCCATCCGCATCTTGGCTGGATCGTCACTCTCGAAAGCATCGTAAGCGTTTTTTCTTGGTGCGTCCCATTCGGTCTTGTGCTGTTCGACCTTGGCGACCACTTTCTCAGCCGCAGCGTCGAGCGCAGCCGCTTTCTTTGCCGGATCAACGCTGTAGACAATGCCGTGGACTTTTTCGTCTACACGCTTGCGGATTGCCTCGCCAACATCGGCGCCGTCGCCCCATCCCTGGTTCTTTGCCGTCCGACACAGCAGCGAAGGATCGATTCCAGTTCCGTCCGCGACCTCCCGAAACGATGACCCAGATTCCCGCATGGCCCGGGCGTCGGTCCACTGCGCCTCGGTGATTTTAGGAGGAGCGCCACGCTTGCCGGCCATCATTGGAATTCCTTAAGGGGTGAACACTCCGCCAATCCGGGATTTCCCGGTATGCGATCACGCTGTAGGCCGCGTGCGGTCCCGACTGCGGGATCAGCGTCCAGCCGTCGTCGAGGTAGCGTTGCTGGTCACGATACGGGATATAGCGGCACTCGGTGATGGTCACACTACGAGGCATTCTTGCGTCTCGACCGACAGGCAATGCGGGCTGAACCACACAACCTCCCGCGATGCATTGAGGCGGCCGGCTGCATCGCCCTGGCTGCCGTAGCCGCCACTGGCCTTCCACGGCACTGCGGCCCACCCAGTCATTACATGCTCGGTGTCGTAGCCACAGAGCGCTATCCGAAACCGCGGGTTGTCGCCGTTCTCAAGCGCCCACCTCCGCACGTCATGCGCAACCGAGCCATCATCAACCGAGTAACAGCTCATATCGCGACCAGTTCCGGCGCTGTAGGGCGGATCGAGGAAAACGGCGGTTATGCCCTGCTTGGTGGTCGGGCTCGGGCCACACACCCGGCCCCAATCGCCGCAAGCAACGCGCACATGCCGCAGCCGGTCAGCAAGTTCGGCGAACCACCCGCTGATAAATTCGTGACGGCCCTGCCCAGCATCTCCGAGGTGAGGGAGCTTCCGTTTAACCCACTCGCCGTCGCGCCACTGCCACGGGCCTTCGCCTGAGCACCATCCCGCGCCAATCCACGAGCATACACCCCACACCCACCAGCCCGCGACTTGCGCGTCATAGCCCAGTGGGTCACCCTGGAGCTTGGCAAGTCGGGCGCGACCTTCCGTCACCAGCCAGTAATGGCGCGCGGCAAGATCGTTTTCGTTTACCGGCCAATCAGCGTATTCAGCAACAGATTCAGGATCAGCTTGGACGGCGCGCCAGAAGTTAGCAACGAATCCGTCTTTGTCGTTGACCGTCTCAATACGCCCAGCGCCGCCAGGACGGCCAAGCAACATCGCGCCAGAACCAAAGAATGGCTCAATATAGTTTTTCACGTCCTGCCCAAATCGCGACCAAACCATGGCCGCGACTTTGGACTTCCCGCCAAACCATGGGAATGGTGCTTTGAGCGCAAGATTGGGCAATGGCATCTCGGGGATTCAGCAGGAAAACGGCATAGCTTCGCTAGCGTTGCTGGTCGCGATACGGGATATAGCGGCACTCGGTGATGTCACCGGCTCAACTTTATCTGCGGGCCAGGATTTGCGCCGCCTCATCCACGACCCGCTGGTGCTCGATCACCAGCCGAGACGCTACATCCGCCAAAGCTTGGCGCGCTCCCGGCGTGTCCGGAACGCGCACGCGCACCTCTACCAGCCCGCGCTGTCGCTGGCGCCGCCGCATCTTCACCATCCGCTCTGCCGTCGTTTTCATGAGCCGCCTCCCGCCCGGATATTAACCAGGACGCGGCCGTTGCGTCACGCGTTACGCACATAACCATCACGCGTTCCATGCCTGCCTTTTCCCATTGCGCCGTAACGCGTTACGTGGCAATATCACTACATCGAAACGGCGCCAGGCGCCACCAACCGGGAGACAGACGATGAACAAATATCAGATCACCAATCGCACCAGCGGCTCTGACCTCGGGATTTACGAAGCCGCCAACGAAGGTGAAGCGCTAGAGGCGCTGGCTCGGGACGCCGGATACCGCGACCTCGACC